ACCAGCTGCGACACAACACCAACAATCTGCTGAATCACAGGCATCAAAACCGGCACCAGCTGCGACACAACACCAACAATCTGCTGAATCACAGCAACAACAGCCTGCAACACCGGCATCAACGCCGGCAACAACATTGCAGCAACCTGTGTCACCGCACCAATAATCTGGGTGATAACAGGAACCAGCCGGGCGACAAGCATACTAATCACAGGCATAAGCTGTGCAGCCAGCCCGGCAACCATACCGATAATCTGGCCGAATACTGGCGCCAACTGTGCCACAACCCCGGCAACCAAACCCAACAGCGGCTGTACAGCTGCCATGATCTGCCCCAGGGCTTGACCAACCACACCCACAAGCTGCATAACCGCGCCACGGAACTGGGCGTTCGTGGCAAACATTGCCGCAAATAAGCCGATCACAATCCCGACAGGGCCACCCAGGGCGCGAAACACCCCGCCAAGCCCGCCAGCGGCACCCTTCAAAGCACCAAACGACGGCAGTAGATTCTTCAACGACACCGCCAGCGGGGCAAACCCTGCAACAAGCTTCCCCACACCGGCAGCCACAATACCAAACACCGCTGTGCCACCCGCAAACATGGCACCCAAATTCACTTTAGGGACCGGCAAATGCAACCTTGCAAAAATTCCCTTCAACTGCTCCGCCTTGGCGCGCATCTGTGCATTCATTCTCGTGATCATAGCCGGCATACGATTAATCCACGCCAAAATAGACGGCATCATACGCTGAATACCAGCATCGACGGCAGCAAACATCGGCTTCACAGAATCCGTCACCGACTTGATAACCGGATTCAACGCAACAAAAATCTGCCGCAGGCCGTTCAGAAACGGCGCCATAGCCGTAGCACCAAGATAGCCCAAAGCGCCCTTAACATTCTTCATAGCGCCCTCAAACGTCTTACCAGACGCCTGCGCAGCACCACCCATGCCAAGCTTCATCGCAGCCGCAAACGTGGCAAAATCAATCTGCCCCTTCGACACCATCTGCGACACCTCAGCAGACGTCTTACCAGTCTGCCTGGCAAGCAAAGACAGCACAGGAACACCCGCCATAGTAAGCTGCAACATGTCATCGCCCTGCAACTTACCGCGAGCCATCACAGACGTAAAAATAGCGCCCGTATCCTGAAACGACTTACCCGAAATATAAGACACATCGGCGACAGTCTTCAACACATCCGTCATCTGCCCGCCAGACTTCACACCCGAAGCAGACAACGCCGCCGCAGTAGAAGCCGCATCACCCAACGCATACGACGTACCAGTCACAGCCTCAATAGCCGAATTCATAATCGAAGACGTGTCAGAAGACGTATGACCCAAACCAGTCAACTTAGCCTGAGCCTCATCAATAGCCATAGCCCTAGCAATACCGCCACCAATAGTCACATCATAAATCGACTTGAGGCCCTTCTTAGCAACATTGATAGCACCCACCATTGCGGCACCACCCAAAGCCAACTTCATACCCTTAGCAAACAAGCTACCCGAACGCTGACCCTCAGCAGGCATCACCCCAGAAAGCTGTTTACCAACATCCGCCTTCAAACCAGGCATCTTCGTATACAACGACACATACGCGGAAGCAATCTCACCAGACATACACTATTCACCCCATAATATTAATCTCGCGAGACACCCCGCCACCGGCACGAACACGCGCCAAAATATCGTCCACCTGCCCAGACGTAAACCGGGCCCTACGCTCATCCGTAGGCCTCGCCACAGGCTCCGGCTGCCCCTCACTATTAGCAGACCTGTAATGATCCAACATGTCCAACACAGCCCACTCGCACCACTCAAACGGGCGCTGCCAACCATTCAGGTGGGCCGCCAACTGGCTAGACGTGTCAGTACACAACACGCCAGCCAGCCGGACAGCCTCACCCCAACACATCTGCGGGCCACCAACACTATAAACAGAAACACCAAATTTAGTGCGAAAATCGTATTCGATGGCCCCACGATAATCATCAATCAGGCCGTGGAGCCAAACTATTCCCCCAGCGAGGCACCCTTACCGTCAGGCTTATATTCCATCCACTCACGGAAAATCTCGGCCACACGAACCATAGGAAGCCCCTCCAGGGCCTCCACCGCGTCAGCCGGGGCGGCAGCCTCCAACATAGAAAACATCACCTCAACCTGGGCGAAATCCGCAGACTCCCCCGACTGGGCAATTTTAGCGGCCCGGCGAAACACGCGGGCAGGAACAGCCTGAGCCGTCTCCTCCGCATCCGCCAACACCCAGCTACGGTCACCAATCTTCAACGTGTAACCAGTGTCACTCATCTATCAACAATCCCCTAAAATCGTGTATCAGTTCTCAGACGGCGGATTCGGATCCGGCTGAGGCTTCGGAGGAACCGGAGGAGTATCAGCTTTTAAAGCCGTCATCCACCCCCGACCAGACACAGCATTACCAGTCTTATTAATCTGGGCAGGATACGCCTTCAACGTCACACCATACCCGTACACCTCGCCATTCTTACCCTTAATCTCGTCACGATCGATAAGCTCAACCTCAGGGAAATAGTAGCGAATAACCTGATCGCCATCAACAATATCCATCAGTAAAGCGTGCACGCCAGTGGTGGCACCCGGAGAAATATCGAACGAACCCGAATCGGCTCCGGCAGTAACCTTCGACTGCCAAAACAGTTCGATAACCTCCTTCTTAGACTCAATCAGCTGGAAAGAAATCTCGATAGACGACTCCGTAGCCACAGTGCGAACAACATCCGCATTCTGCCAAGCCTTCAAATCATCCGTTTTACGCTCAGGCTTAATCTTAAACCCGTCATCCGACAGATACCCTAAAGCTGTAAGCCCGGAAGGAACCGGCTCCACACCCTTAATAGTATCACCCGCGTGCGCGTCACCAATATAAACGTCGCCAGTAACAGCAGAGCGAACATTAGACGCTTTACGTGTTGCAGCCATCATAACCCCCATTAAATATCAAACAATTACATTAAAACAAAAACAATAAGCTTATTCAGACTCCGCAGGCCTACATATCAGCTCAAAAAGCGAATACACATCAAAACGTGCACCATCAACCAGCAAATCAGGGCCAGTAGACCGCTTACAGTACACCACAGGGTCACCGTCCACACCATCAGCCAGCACAGCCTCAACACGACGCGCCAACGACATAGCACGATCCGGCATATCAGAAAACACATTCACCCGCAAAAAAACACGCTCACGCACATGCAACTGCGGGCCACCATCAAGAGCCAACCAAATCAAGTCACCGCTAAAATCCTCAGGCACCGTCCCAGTACAAGGTATATCGGACAGCCAGCCATCATCCTTGAGCACACGTTTAGCCCACTTCCTGGGATCATCGTAGACGATCACGACGCAGCCCCAATCGACCTCGCCAACGTGCCATGCTTCGCCTCAATCCTTTTACCACCCTTATAAGTGGTGCCAATCCTCGCCACAGCCTCAACACGGTGAACCTGCACCTCCGACGACAAACCATTACGGTATTGGGCCCTATCAAAAGCATTACCGCCCACATTCGCCGAAGCCGCACGCCTAACCCGCTCACCACGCTCAGCCAACATGCCCTGCACCCCAGAAGACTTCAACACCTCACGAATACCAGGCAAATTAAGCTTCACATTCACATCCTGAGCCACAACCCATCAGCCCTTCTTACGCTTCACATTGATCTGCGTACCAGCATCCCAACCGGACATGGGGTGATGCCACACGATAGGAGACCCGTCAGCCTCCCACACAACACCCCGGATACGCCACCTGCAACGATAATCAGCACCCACAACAGGGGACTTGAAAAGCATCGACCAATGCTCATAGTCAGAGTCACGCCCCGCGGCCTCATCCTCCTGCGAAACGGAAGCATAGATGGCCACGTTATGGAACACGGTTTCGACAGGCTTAGACCAATCCTCCACCTTGTCGCCAAGATCATCGACACGAACAGTCGGCTGAAGCATCACAACCGTTTCACCGTAAGGAAAACTGGTCATATCATATCTCCCACAAAGGGCCAGCGTAGCCGTTAATATTCGACCCGCACGAACAGCCGCCACCCCACACCGTGGAACACACCTCAGAATGATTCACACTACTCCTCATGGTCGGTGTGATAGTGAACGCTTTACCAGCCCCACCATCACCCTCACACAACTTCTTCAACGCGGCAATCTCAGAAGGCCACAACAAATTCGTAGGAGTATTAGACCGTGTAGTCTGAGCAAACGGGCCCGCAGACTCATACTGCACCTGACCCGAAACCCCGGTATCATTCCAGCGCAACAAAGCCCTGCGCAGAATAGCCTTAGCGGCATCCTTGTATTTGAAATCCGGTTTAGCGATACAGGGGGCGGCACTGACAGCCACAGCCTCCACATCGGCAATCATCGCCTCAAGCTTCTCTCTAGGAATATCGGCGAAAGGCTCAATATCCTCAGGCTTCAAAATGATACCCATCAACACCACCCCCTGCACACAGCATGAACATTATCGCAACAAATGAATCAGTTCTCGGCCGGCGGATTAGGCTTCGGGGCAGCCTTCTCCTTCACAACAGCAAACGAATCAAGCGACTCGATAGCCACATACAGCACAGCCTCGGCACGAACCATAACCTCATTATGGCCCTTCAGATCACGCCCAGTCTGATCCGGGTCACCATACTCGATAAGCTCGATCGGGAAGTTACGCTGGAAACCCCAATGAACACGCGAGAAATCACCAACAATAGCCTTAACACCAGAGGCAGGCGACATCTCCGGGGCGCCAGAAACAGTCGAAGAAGCACCAACATTCAGGCCGCGCCAATTATCCAAACCGGCAAACCCGGCGGCAGGATACATAGGCTGGCCGGCAAGCGGAGACCCCTTCGGATACACCTCAGTAGACAAGGCAAACGAGAACGCCGGATCCAAAGCAACACCGTTAGGAACCTGCAAACCGGCCCCAGCGATAAGGCCAACAGCCTTGACCAGATCAGTCGTAGCCGAATCCGTGGCATCAACAATATGCTTCGTCTTATCCAGCGAAGTATGCACAGCGGCAGCCGCTTTACCAGTGGCAGGATCAATACCATGGAAAGCAATCAGATCAACAGCGCGACCAATCGAAGCACCAAGAGCAGGCGAAATCAGATCCTGCAAAACACCCAGACGGTAATCAGCATCAGCCCACATAAACTCGTCCGAGACACGCTGCTGAGTCACAACCTTGATAGGCTGCGCAGTAAACGCCGAAACATCAACAGACGCGGAAGGCTTAACCTCGCCCTCACCAACAATCTTAGCGCGAGGAACACCAGAAAAAACGGCACCCTTAACAGGGCCAAAAATAGTCGGCTGCTCCGGCGAAAGCTTCGCCAAAACACCAGAATCGATAGCACGGTCACGAACCGCACCAATCATAGAACCAGGAAGCTCAAGCTTCCCTGCAGAAAGAAAATCGTCAGCCATCACAAATCATCTCCTAGAATTATTGACAAGAGCATCCACAAACGCGACACCCTCACGTCGTTTAACATCATCAACGGGGGCACTCCCCGCAAGACGGCGCACACCCGCGCCACCACTACTATGGTCGATCAAACCCTTCAAAGCCTTAGCAGACTCAACCAGTGCTTCACGATCGCTACCGTGCAAGAAAGCGATCGCATCACTGGACAAACCATACTCTGAAGCCACCTCGCGCTTCACACCCTCAAGAACAAACTCGTTGATCCGGTCTTCGAGTTCCTCATTCTTGCGGCGAAGCTCATCAATAGTAGATCCAGAATCGTCACTCGATGCACGAAGCTTCTCCAACTCGGCAAAATTACTTTTAGCACGAGACTCCCACTTACGGGCCTCCGCCTTCCAATCCGTGCCAGAAGAAGACTCCTCATTCACGGAAACATCACCGGCATGATCATCGCCGGCAGCCTGCCCATCCTTCACAACATCAACAATGTCTCCACCCTTTCCGGGCTCAACAGCATCATTGTCAACATTCTGTTCCTCAACACTCTGATCGGCCATAGCCTAACCCTACACTCCTTGCGGAAAACAACACAACATTGTTGACCCCCGTGCGGGAGACAACCCTGTGCACCGATAACCGGCGGCGCACAACCGGAAACCACATCAAATTATCTCATGCCGCCAACAGTACGCATAGCCTTCAAAATATTGCCAGGCGACTGCTGCAACCCATGATCATCAACCCACTCACGGGCCTTCTCATACGTCCTCTGATACTCGGCATCAGCCCTATTTGGTTCCCAAGGGCCAACAACCTCAACCACCGTACAACCACAATGATCATGATACTTCGAACCAAACGGACGCTTACCACCACGCTTATGACGCCGAGTATGACCAGTAGTAAGTGCCCTTTCCTTAGTCGTATAATCCGACCTCGTAGCCAACATGGCACAAAAAGCACACGGATCACCATCAGTCACCCTGCGCCACGAACTACCCTGCGCACCAGCAGACCACTCAACCGTGTCACGGCCAGCATTCATAACAGCCCGATTAACACCCGCCGCCATCGCATCAATCGTGTCATTCGCCCTATCCGGGTCACTATTCATAATCTTCATAGTCGAAAACGACCTAGCCAACGCGGCGGCAGCATCAAACTCGTCATACACAATCAAACCCGGATCCACACCATTCAACCGGCGAAAATCCGACACAAACCTGGCAGCCAACGATGCCGAACCATCATGGCCGGCACGCTCCAACTCCACACACAAACGCACATACTGCGTGTCACTCATCCGGCCGGCACGCCACAAACGACCCAGCTCGGCATAATAGCCCGCATACTTCCCAGCAAACCTGACCGCCTCACGCTGATACTCAGTCGCAGCAAGCCTCGACATAGCCCCCGAAGCCATCGCCTATCAAACCTCGTTAGTTTGACGCGATATAGCCCCAGCCAGTGCCGCCAACGGGTCAGACGACTCAGCACGATGACGCATCACAGCCTCAACCTGCACATCATCAAGCCCCAACATCTCCAACACCGTCCGAGAATCCGCAGGCAAAATACCGGCACCAACAAGCTTCGTCACAGCATCAGCCGTAGCCGCCCGGGTAGGCGTCGAAGCATCACGCCAACGCAAACCCACATCACCAAAAAAATCGGCCTCATCAACACGAGAATCCAACGCCTTGGCAGCCAGGAAACCAACCGACAGCCAGCCCTGACCAAACGACGTCTGCCTGCGTTCAGCACGCTTCACAAGCCGAGATTCCTCGGCAGCCAAAGCCTCCCCACTAGGCGGGTTAGACGTGATAAACCCGAAATAGCGTTCCGGAACAGCCGCCTCACCCGCAGTCAACTGCGCCAACAGCCGCATCTGATCCGAATACGGTGTAGGACTATTGACAGGAAACGACCCCACATTCGGAGTGTCACCATCATCATCCTTATCCACAGCCCACACAGAAGCCATCGACAGGACCCAGCCAGGCTGCGAAAACTCATCCGCGCTCACGCCAGTCACCCAACGCTGAGGATACGCATAAAAGTCACGATTCACAGACTGCCCCAACAGTGTGCGCACAGCCTCATCCGTGTAAGCCCTAATAGACCTCGTAATCTCCGAACGGCCATCAATCCTAGAAGTACGGCGACGATTCACAATAGGCACCAACGGAACCGCACCAAGACTATTCACGATACGGCCCGTCTCAACCCACTCGCGAGACCCGCGCCGCTCCACCTGAACAATCACATCAGGAAGCAACAACTCCGCCTCAACAACCTCAGGATCACACGTCTGCTGAACCACCAAACCCGCATCCAGACGAGACCCGTCAGCCGAAAACCGGCCTGTACAATTCTTGGGTGACTGCGGACGAACCGACACCGTGCCATCACCGCCAGGAATGATAGCCACAAACGACAACCCAAAAATCAGCGCATCCAAATGCACATCACACGACGCCGTAGCAAGCCGATTCGCAGCATACACACCATCCAGGCCGTAGCCGTCACCATTCGTCCAGCCCAGCCAATCCAGACGCTCCTCCAAAGCATCCACAGCTATACCAGGCCACGACACCACCGTCTGCACACGCTGCAACTCCGGAGGAATAGCCACCCCCAAATCACGCACCCGATTAGAGCCCTCATAATAGCCCTCAATACGACAATGCCACGAAGACAACCTCTTAATACGATCGTACATGCCCTCAATCAGAGCCAACTCGTCCACGTTCATACCACAGACACCCGCTTCCTACCAGACCGTTCACGCCGCTTCGCTTTCGCCATCTTCGCACCAAGATACGCCAACGACACAGCCTCCAAAGGAACCTCAGAACCATCCTTAAACGAGGAACCCCAACCCCACGCAGAACCCTTACGCTTCTGAACAGCCGACCTCACAGCAATATCCAACATGTCACGGCGAGAATCAGCACGAGGATGACTGATCACACCCGACCTGACACCCTCCAAAAACGCCTGACACGCCTCCACATACACCCCAGTATCAGCAACAACCACGCCACGACCCGGAACACCACGATCCGTCAACGCCTTCTGCAACAACACCGCACCAGACCCGGCAACCATGATCCGGTCAGTATCACCCCAACGAACCGCCAACCAGTCAGCCAACCGGCCCACACCATCAACAATCGTCCCCGACAGCCCATCAATAACCTCAACATGAACCCCAGCATCAGTCCGGCCAGCACCCGCCAAAGCAACCCGATCCCCAGAACGAGAAAACGAGACACCAAACACTTTCCCGCCAACCAGAGCCGCCTCATCCACAGCAGACTGAGCCCACTTATCCGCCGGAATCACAGACGTAGCCGACTGGCCACGATCCCACCAGCCAAGCCGCTCCCGAGCAAACCCGGCAGCAGACATCGACTCATGCTCATCGCTCACGGTCCCGAAATTCAGGCGGCGACCCAACGCCGGATTCGTGTCACCAGCCAACTTCCGCCACTGCCGCGACACATCATCCGGATCAGACTCGTCAGGAATCGAAAACTCCATCCACGCAAACCTTTTACCACCCGACAAAGCCTGACCACGCAAACGCAACACCACGCTACCGTCCGCTAGCGGCCCAGGCGGCGTGCCAAGGAAAATCTGCTGCGGATCACCAGACGGGGCAGCACTTACCGTAGGCAGCAAAGCCTCCAACTGCTCATCCGACAACTCCTGAGCCTCATCACACACCAAATCATCAACCGTAAACCCGCGAGCCGAACCCCGAGAACGGGCCACAAACTCAACCGAACCCCAACCCGGACAACCACACTTACGCTCAAACGTGGCACAATCCGGATGATGCAACACAATAGCCTCCTGACCATTCGTCGCACGAATCGACTTCACCATACGATACAAGTCAGGAAACTGCCGCTCATTCTC